GGCTTGTTTATCAAGCAACTGCCTGATGACCTGCGGAACCTGATCAACATTGCTGACCATGAGGTCAACTCAACCAGGGTGCCCAAAACGATGATGGACCGTAAGCGTCCACTGCCACCTGGCCCCAACGGCAAACGCCGTTATCTGGTCATCTCCCAGTACTCAGCCATCCTTGGCAGCGTGCCGCCCAAGCCACACATGAGAAGGGCATATGGGACACGGTCCTCTGTCCACAGCAGCAAGACCGCTGGCACGTTTGTCAAAGCCATGCACAAGGCAGGCATCACCGCCTATCAGCTTGTGCAGGAGCTGGCACCTGATGTCACCCAGCTGCACAGCAGCAAGGTTCAAGCCCGTGTTCCTGAGAAGTGGCGTTTCGCAAAGCACTTCAGCAGCACGATCAGCAACTGCAACATCGCAGCGCCAATCCACCAAGATCACGCCAATGTCAAAGGCGCCATCAATATCATCATCACCAAGCGGCGCAACAGCACTGGCGGGAACTTGCATGTCCCCGACTACGACGCCACCTTTGACCAAACGGATGGCTCGATGCTTGTCTATCCAGCATGGCGGAACTGCCACGGCGTCACGCCAATAGTTCCCACGCATCAAGGCGGCTATCGCAACTCACATGTCTGGTACGCCCTGGACTCGTTTGCATCATTAGGCTGAAACCATGGATAAAAATCCTCGCTGCACAAAAGCGGAAAAAGAGTTCCGGACAGCAAGGTTTGCCCGGATGATGGCCAATGGCGCAACACGTTCAGATCTTTTGCAATACGCCGCAAGCGAGTGGGGGCTGAGGCAAAGGCAAAGCGATGAATACATTGCCCTCGCTACAAAGCGTCTTGAGGAAGATTTCAACTTGGATCGTCAAGCTTTTGCCGCAATACTTTTGTCACAGCTCAACGTCGTGCATAAAAAAGGCATGGAACAGTCAAATCTGCAAGCTGTGTTGGGCTGCATCAACACTGCTGCCAAGATCGCCAAGCTGTACGACTGATGGGTGTTCTGTCTGCAATCCCGCCAGGCAATGTCCTCCAAAAGCTTGGGGAGGGCAACAACCAAGTTGATGTCCAGAAGCTTGAAAGGCGGATCAAAGGTGATTTGCACCCTGGCCAGCTTGCCTTTGTTGAGGATCAGACGACGCAGATCATTGGCTTGTCTGCCGGCTATGGGGCAGGCAAGACAAGGGCATTAGCTGCCAAGAGCGTGATCCTTGCCTTTGCCAATCAGGGCTTTATTGGCTGCGTGATGGAGCCGACTGGCCCGTTGGTCCGGGACATTTGGCAGAACGATTTTGAGTCCTTCCTTGAGGGCTATGAAATCCCATACACGTTCAGAGCATCCCCATTGCCCGAATATGTGCTGCACCTGCCTGGCGGTGATACCAAAATCCTGTGTCGCAGTTTTGAAAACTGGTCACGGATTATTGGCCTGAACCTTGCTTGGGTATTGGCTGATGAGATTGATACGGTCACGCCGTCAATCGCATCCAAGGCATTTCCTAAAATCCTCGGCCGCTTGCGGTCTGGCAATGTCCGCCAGTTTGGTGCTGCGTCAACGCCTGAAGGTTTCCGCTGGATGTGGTCAACCTTTGGTTCTGAGGAAGCCCAAAAGCGTGAAGACAGAAAGCTGATTAGGATGCGCTCGGCAGACAATCCATATCTGCCCCAAGACTTTATTGAACGGCTGCAGGCCAACTACGACCCATCACTCCTCCAGGCGTACCTGGAAGGTCAGTTCTGCAACCTCACAACCGGCCAGGTCTATGACCGCTTCAGCCGGGCCAAGCATGTAGTCAGCGATATGCCCAACACCGACGAAGAGCCCTTACGCATTGGCGTGGACTTCAACGTTGGGCAAATGTCAGCTGTGATTGCCGTTCGTCTTGGGAAACAACTATTGCTGATCGATGAAGTCAGCGGCGCCCATGACACCGACGCCTTGGCACAAGAAATACGAGCGCGTTTTCCCGACCGCAGAATCTATGTCTACCCTGACGCATCAGGCGGTTCACGATCTACGAATGCCAGCCGTACAGACATACAAATCTTGGAGTCCTACGGTTTCAGCAACCAATCGCCTAAGTCAAATCCTGCCGTCCGTGATCGGGTGGCTTCTGTACAAGCTGTTCTGGAGAACGGGAAAGGTGAAGTCAGGTTGCAAGTAGCAAAGCACTGCAAAAGGACCATTGAGTGCCTTGAGCTGCAGTCATATACAGAACGTGGCGAGCCGGACAAAGATGCTGGCTATGACCACATGAATGACGCTTTGGGTTATTTGGTGTGGCGTGAGTTCAACCCGCTGCACAGGAATGCTGGACGTGGTACTGGCATCAGGCTTTACTAAACTGATCGGGATGGGCGGGCTTTAGCTGTGTATTCAGGCTTTTCTGGGCGCCAACGTGTTGGCAACGTCACGACGGTGGAAAGCCCGAACACGGCTTACGTCAACATGGAGCCCCATTGGTTGTTGATTGAAGCCCTGCTGCAGGGCACATACGGGATCAGAAAAAAACACAGAAAATATCTGCCACAAGAACCAAGAGAGTTGGATGAGGCATATGACAACAGGCTTCTTCGTTCAACTCTTGCGCCCTACTACGTGAGGCTTGAGCGGATGCTGGCGGGCATGTTGACCCGCAAGCCTGTGCGCCTTGAGGATGTTGCTGATGTGGTCACAGAGCAGCTATTCGACGTTGACCTCCAGGGCAATGACCTGAACGTATGGACATACGAAACTGCCCGCAAGTGCATTCGTTATGGACACGTTGGCGTCTTGGTTGATGCTCCTAGGGCTGGCCAAAACGGCCGGCCATATTGGGCGCAATACACCCCCAGAGACATCCTCGGGTGGCGGTCTGAAATCAAGGATGGCAAGCAACTGCTGACGCAGCTGCGGTTGATGGAGGAGATCACCGTGCCCGATGGCCTTTACGGTGAAAAGCAAGTGCAGCAAGTGCGTGTACTGACGCCTGGTGCTTTTGAGATCCACCAGAAGGACAAGAAAGGCGACTTTGTTCTGATCGACGAAGGCCGCACCAGCCTCAGCGAGATTCCGTTTGCTGTTGCTTATTCCAACCGCGTTGGTGTTCTTGAGTCGCGGCCACCACTGGCAGACATCGCTGAGTTGAACCTCAAGGCGTATCAAGTCCAGTCGGACCTTGACAACCAACTGCACATTTCAGCTGTGCCGATGCTTGCTATCTACGGTTTTCCACAGTCTGCCGAAGAAATCAGTGCAGGCCCAGGCGAAGCCATGGCGCTGCCTGAGTCTGCACGGGCTGAATATATTGAGCCTGGCGGCAACAGCTATGACGCTCAGTTCCGCAGGCTTGATCAAATCGCTTCCCAGATCAACGAGTTGGGCTTGGCTGCAGTGTTGGGCCAAAAGCTCAGCGCAGAAACTGCAGAGGCAAAGCGTATTGATCGCAGCCAAGGCGACAGCACCATGATGGTGATCGCTCAGCAGATGCAAGACCTGATTGATAACTGCCTGTCATTCCACGCGCAGTACATGCAGCAGGCGCAGGCCGGCAGCAGCTTCATCAACCGCGACTTCTTGGCCACACGGCTTGAGCCGCAGGAAATCCAGTCACTGCTGCAGCTTTACACCGCAGGAACCATCACTCAGGAAACACTGCTGAATCAGCTGTCTGCTGGTGAAGTGCTCGGTGATGAGTTTGATGTTGAAGAAGAAGTTGAAGCAACGCAAAGCGGCGGCCTGATTGAAATGCAGCGCCCTGAACAGGCGCCACCTGCTGCAGAAGAGGCCACAATGCCAGAAGCAGAGCCTGAGGCTGACGATGAGCTGGCTGGATAATCTGCGGAAACGTAAAAAGGAGGATCCCATCAACCGGCTTTTGTTCTTCTCAAAGCAAGAGCTGACGGAGCAGACCTATGCGGTCATCAGGGTCACTTGGTACCTGCAAGGCAAGATCTGCGGTGTGTCAGAAACGGCTATTGGCTTGTACGAGCAGGATGTGATTGCTGAGTTTTCTGGCTTTGTTGGCAATGCACTGCGCGCTGGCTGTGATGTGTCCGTGGCTTGCATTGATGACCCGCAACATCTCGGCATCTATGAGTCATGAGCGAGCTACGTGAAGTTTTCAGAAACGCGATTGATCTGAACCGCTATAGCAACAGTGTCAGTCGCCGGTTGATCCGTGCATACAACGACGTTGTGCTGGATGCTGTTGATCAGCTTCGTGGGATTGATGAGCTTGCATCGCCTGTCAAGGCTGCACGGCTTCGGGCCATTCTCGCGCAACTGAACGAGTCACTTCGCACTTGGTCTGGCGAAAGCATTGCCACCATGACTGAGGAGTTGCAGGGCTTGGCGGTGCTGCAATCTGAGTTTGCAGCTGAGCAACTGCAAAAGGCTTTACCTGCTGGTGCTGCTGCAACTGTGGGCACTGTTGAGATCAGTCCAGCTTTTGCCCAGGCGGTTGTCACAAGTCAGCCGACAGTGGCTGGCGTGGTCAACCTCAGTGACAGCTTTGCGCGTATTGCCAGCAATCCAATCACCTTTCAACTGACACTTGGGCAAGAGGTGAGTTTGCCCAACGGTGAGGTCATTCGTGATGCGTTCACCAAAATGTCTGAAAGGCAGGCGGAGCTGTTTAGCGTTGCTGTGCGCAACGGCTTGTTAGAAGGCCAGTCTGTCCCGGCCATTGTTCGCAGGCTCAAGGGTCGGCTCACCAAAGAGCAACGCGGGTCCATAGACACAATCATTGCTGCAGGTGGCCAAGCGACCAGCATCCCCAACAATCAGATCAGGGCCATTGTTCGCACCAGCGTCAATCAGGTGGCGGTAGCTGCTGATCGGATCATTGCTGCCGAAAACCCTGATGCAACAGCAAAGTATCGGTACACGGCAACGCTTGATAGCAGGACATCACCGATCTGTCGCGCGCTAGATGGCAAGGTGTTCAAGCATGGCCAAGGTCCATATCCGCCACAGCACTTCAACTGCCGTTCGCGATACATCAACATCCCAATCGGGCTTGAAAAAGAGTTTGAGCAAGCCCGTGAAGACTATGGCGAATGGCTTGAAGGCCAAAGCCAAACGGAAAAGCGAAAAGTCCTTGGCCCCAGCCGTCTTGCGATGTGGGATCGATTGGTCGACAAATACGGCCCATCTGACGCTATCCGCAAGTTTGTAGCCAAGGATGGAACAGAGTTAACCTTGGATCAGTTACGCGACCGTGGCTATGGCACCTCTGCCAGCTAGATACCAATTCAAGGCGCAAGGCGCTGAGGCCAAGCCCAAGGCGACGGCCAAGAAAAAGTCCGCTAAAAAGGAAGCACCTACGGAGGCTGACTGATGCCTAGTGGACCTGGCACCTATGGCTCAAAAATGGGCCGACCCCCCAAAAAGAAAAAGAAAAAGGGCACCAAGAAAAAGTAATGGCAGCCAAGCGTCGCCCACCAAAGGACAAGAAGACCGGTCTGCCCAAGGCTTATCTTTCTGGTGCCAAGAACAAGGCGGCCAAGGCCAGAGAAATCAAGCGCACTGCTGCCCTGTACAAGGCTGGCAAAAACATCGACATTGCAGCTGTCTCCAAATCCAGGACTGAGCAAGGTGGCAAGACCAAAAGCAAAACCACTAAACGCCGCAACAAAAAAGGCTCTAAAAGAAAAGGCTGACAAGTCCAAGTTCTTTTACGGCGAGCTTGCTGCGGTGTATCGCAAGGGCCAAGGCGCTTACCTGTCCAGTGGTTCCCGAAATGTGCCGATGCCAGCTTGGGCCATGGGCAGGGTCAACAGCTACATGCGTGGTGGCAAGGCCCGCACAGCTGACGCTGCTATTTACGCCCGCTACAACAAAAAGCGATGAGCATCACTTACAGGGGCGAGACCTTCAGCGACTACAACAAGCCCAAGCGGACTCCTGACCATCCAAGGAACAGTCATGTGGTCTTAGCCAAAGAAGGCAAAAAGATCAGGATGATTCGCTTTGGCGCTCAAGGGGCAAAAACCAAGCCGCCACGGAAAGGCGAATCACAGGCCGACAAAAACAAGCGCAAGTCTTTTAAGGCTCGTCATGCAAAAAACATTGCAAGAGGCAAAATGAGCCCAGCGTGGTGGGCAAACGAAACTAAATGGAGCTGATAGGCTTAGGCAGCAATTAACCTTACGGGTTATTCATGTCTGAAGAGCAGAATCAGGAGATTACGTCTCCGGCAGCTCCAAACAATCCTGAGCTTGATGCACTGAAAGGCAGCATCCAAGCGTTGGAAAAAAAGAATTACGAGCTGATTGGCAAGCTCAAGGAAGCCAAAACTGTTCCTGACGGCGTTGATGTTCAAGAGTTGCTTGAGTTCAAGCGCAACGTTGAGCAGAACAAGCTTGAATCAGAAGGCAAGTACACAGAGGCGCGTCAGGCCCTTGAGCAGCAGTTTCGCGAGGCTTCTGAAGCCAAGGACAAGCGGATTGCTGAGCTTGAAGCACGAGTCCGCGAGCTTGAGCTGATTGCACCTGCGAACA